CCTTTTAAAATATCAGCTTGAGTTACTTTACCATCACCTGTTAAATCAGGAAATTTTTTCTTTTTCTTATCTACAGGTCCACCTTTTTTCATACCAAGTTCTTTTCTTAGCTCTTCTAATCTTTTCTTTTTCTTGCTTGGCATTATTTTTTCTTTAATAGAATCTTTTTTAGGTTCTTTTTTCTTAATTTTGTCAATAGCACCTGTAACACCGCCGCCCATAGCTTTTTTCTCTCTAACGCTTTTGTGAAAAACTTGTCCACCAACTCTTGTAGCTTGTCCAGTATCAACCATTTTTTTAACTTCTTTAGAACCTTTAATACCTTCTTTTCTTTTAGCTTTTGCTTTGTCTAATTTGTCCATTCTCTCAATAGATTTTCTTTTTCTAACAATGTTAGCTCTATCTTTTGCAGTTTTAGCTTTGTCAAAACCAAATTTCTCGTATTGAGATCTAATTTTTTTCATAGTAGTTTTAAGTTGTCTTGGTTGTGTGATAGTAGGCGCAACTGTGCCTTTCTTTTTAAGAAAATTAAATGCTTTAAAATATTTACTAGCCATTATTTTTTGCCTCCGTTTCTAAATATCTGTGTACCCTTTATACCAAA